GAGAATCATTCTGATCGGAAACGATCGCTTCGTTTATTACGTCTTCAATGGCTCCATCCACCTCAGGATGTAATGCCATTTCTCGATATCTTTTGATTAAGTCAAACTCAGACTTATATACACCTTCAATATCAACGTACTGTCCATAAAAACCGCTAGAAACATAATAATCCGAAGAATCTTCTTGATTCTCCGGCACAGGAGAGACGACGGACTTTTTAGATCCGTCGTCTTCCTTGAATTTAAAACCAAATAATTTAGGCATTAATTCTCAAATAGAACTCTTCGTTCTATTATTTATGTGATATTAATTAGGTAGCTGCGGGTTCTTCCGTTGCGATTTGAGTATCGCCATTAGAATTCTGTGCATCCCACCACTGAACTTGTAAAGTTACAGTAAACTCTTCAATGATATCTGAAGAATCATAAGAGACTTCGATTTCACTGACGTTTGTTGGGAAAACACCGTAGAATTCGTACTGCTTTAGAACTGGAATAGAATCAGTTCCAGACGCTCTACCAAGTTGCTTAACATGAGCCTGTCTTTGATAATCAACTGGATTGATAAGACCAGAGTTATCATCATGCTTGTTAATTCCGTTCATCCACTTTTCAAAAGCAGTTCTGATTCTGAAATCAACGTCGTTAACAACAGTGATGGTCCATGGATCGAAAGTACGATCTCCTGCGACCTTCAGAACTCTACCTCTAAAAGGAACGGGAATTTCTGCAACATTGGATGCAGGAAGTTGTGCAGCCTTACACATGAATCTGGTGATTTCATTGACGCCTGCTTCACTATCCCCCTCAGGAATTGCAAAGTCTGGGAAGTTAATATCACATTCAAACAGATTAGGGCGAGCGCCGCCCCCAATCAGTCTTGATTTAAAATCCTCTAATGTTCTTTCTGAAAATTTTGGTGCATTGGCCATTGAACGTTACCTGTAGAATAGGGTTATAAGATAAGAAAAGTTTAATTAGACAGTTCCAACAACTTCTTCAAAGCTAATTCCAGTTCGGTTAGCAACGAAGGTGAGACCGATGAAGTTGATTGATCTCGCAGGTTTAACAAAAATGTCAGCCCTAAACTGATTTGCGTCAATAACATCTGGAGTGTTATTTGACTCGTCGCAAACAACGAGGAACTCAGTGATACCTCTCTTTGCTTTAACATCACGGAGATATGGTTCAACAATGTTAACAAAATTAGATCTTGTCAATGCATCGTTGAATTCAAAGAGTTGATCTCTTGCTGCTCTCTGGATGGTATCTTCGATGGTGAGGAAGAGACGACGAACGTTGATTCTATCGAATGCAGATGCATAAGAAAGACCAGTCTTATCGCCGAATAGAATAATTCCAGAACCAGGTGAGAAGATAACAGGGTTAATTCTCTTAGGATAGAGAAGATCTCTTTGTCCCTGAGTTGGGTTATATGCAAGTTTGATTGCGTTATTAATAACACCTCTCTGGGCACCTGCTGGAGAGAACCATGGATAGTTATTGATGGAAGTTCTTGCCATCAAACCAGCAATGTCAGCATTCAATGGAACATATCTGAACTGATTGTTAAATCTGTCAAACATGTACTTATAACCACTGTCAAATACAGCGTAAGAACTTGACGTAACAGAATCAAAGAAGTTAATGATATTATCTGTTTGGGTTGTTGGGTTTGTTACGTTAACAACTCCCGCTCTATGTGGAGAGATGACTGCAACACAATCCTTTCTACCTTCTGCAATTGCAATTAGTTTGTTTGCTTTTGCTTGTGATTCAAACAGAGTATCACCACCACTTGGTCCTTGAATAAGGAAGTTTACATCATATTCTGCAGGATTTTCTAGAATTGTATAACTAGAAATTACGTTTGCGAGTGTTGGTTCAAATCCATTAGTTGCACCATAATCTGCACCATTATCAAGGGTGTATGTCTTATTTCCAAGAAGACCGAAGGTGGTTCCACTCGCTTCTTGACCCCATGTGATATCCGCACCACTAGCGAGGACATATCCAGCTAGAGATGTGAATTCTGGTGATGCGAGAGAATCTACTGCACCTGCAAAGAGATAATTTGAATTGTTCTCAATGTAGTTCTTATAGTAGATATTCTCACTTGGAGTAATTCTTGCATCAGTAGCCTTAGAAAGGTTAGTGAACTTCTCAAGAATGTTTCCAGAAATACCACTTACAGATCCATTGTCATCAACAACGACAACGTGCATCTCATCATTTTTACCACTTCTAGCATCAGCATACTGTGAAGTACCTGGTCTAGGAGCAATGTTCTTCCAGTAAACTGTAGAATTATCTAATCCTAAAGTTTGTTGATCATACCAGTCATTTACTGGGTTTGCTGATGCGGTTGGAAGTAAACCTTCTCCGTTGTCATCAGTAGAATCGCTGACATCTCTAGTGTAAGTAACGACTAAAGTTGTAGCTGCGAGTGCAACTGGTGCTGCAGTGTCAACAATAATTCCGCCAGTTGTGAATCCAACAACTCTTGCAGAATAAGTTCCGTTCAGGGATCTAATTAAGTCTCCTGGGAAATCTACGGTCTTTTCCTTAATTCTAGTTTGAATATCAGGATTGCTGGTGGTAATGACAGTTGTACCAAGTCCTACGGAAGCGTCATTTTCAATTCTGAACTTCTCAAGAGAAGTTGCAGCACCAACACTATTAAACGCTTGCCAATAAGTACTAGTTTCTAGTTCTACCTGAGCAAATATTCTATTAAGTCCAGAGTCTGCATAATCGATTGCACTGGTTACTCCAGTAGCATTATCGGTTCTGCTGAGCATCTTAACATCAACAGATCCGTTATTAACCTTAGTGATGATACCTTTTGTATAACCACTAAATGTTTTTACCGTTCCGTCGAATGGATCAGCATAATTGGTTGAGAATCCACAAGTGAGTCCCATTCCAACAGATAGACCAAAAGTACCAATAGAAACTCTTTGGTCAGCAGCTGAGTCAATAGCACAAACTTTCAGTTTGTTTGCCCAACTTCCAGCTTGTCTTGAAGCGTAATACCACTCTGTAGCAGATGAATATGCATTAGCGTAATCTTCTTGCGACTTAATCTTTAGGGAAAGAACAGTACCAGCAACACCCGTATGTGCGTTGACCAGGTTATCGTCATCTGTTCTGATGACTCTTAGTGTTCCACCATAAGAAAGGTAAGAGGATGCACTCATCCAATATTCATATTGACCATCGGTATTTTGTGGTTTACCGAAGGTATTAAGAAGGTCTTGTTCTGTTTCCACCAGTACAGGTACTCCGATTGGACCTCTGGCAAAAGGACCTGCAATTGCTCCCACCTGATCGTTTACTGCATCAATTCTGCCTACAGTAAGATCAACTTCTCTAACTTTTACGCCTGGTGATACTAAGTTTAGCGACATGTCTTTCCCCTCTAAAGAAGATTCATATGACTGAAACTATTTAGAAATTTGGATGCTTCAAATGGGGAAACAATGCATGAACACCCTACCAATCAGGATATTCCCAATAAACTTGTTTATTTTTAGTTCTTGATATTCTAATTCTCTTCACAGTACACTCTTTACATTCATAAGAATATGCGGATGGTAGAGTACCTCGATCTTTTCTTGTTAGATAAAAATCATTCAACAAATTTTTTGTTTTACCACAAGATCTACACTTCCTTTCATTGAGAAATAAGTGTTCTAGTTCAAATGACTCTTCAAAAGTCATCAGTTATACTCCCACATATATGACATATCACCATACTCATCTGTCTTCCATATTGTTCCATCATTTTCTACGATGGTTCCTTCATCATCCAAACCATCACTGATAAATCCAAATGGTGCCATGTCAGCTTCAATCTGATCCCTTTGATCTTCATATATTTTTTTACGAACATCGTTGTCCGTCATTTCTTTAAAGTAATCCTGTTGAACTAACCATGCAAATATAACAAGACACATTGCAAGGTCATCATTACAACCTTCTTCTGCCTCAAATGAACCTGACTTTTGAATGAATGTAGTTAACTCACTGATTACATCTAGATCAGATACAAGTAACTTGTCGTCCTCAATTAATGCTTTTAAATTTAGAGATCCAATCTTCTTTACGGTCTTGGACATCTTGACACCTAATTGTGTCTTCTTACCTGAGAATCCTTGACCAACTACTTGGCCTGCACGACCCCTCATGGAACACATGAGTATATTGTCATACTCCAAGTCCATATGAATGATGGATGCTACTTGATCTCCAATGTCATTAACTTCTACTAATATGAATGCCTGATTATATGCCTTCGATACATCTCTGATGATGTTCGGAAACAAGATTGGTTTGATCGTATTATTTCTATACTTAGCAACTAATCTATAGGGAAATGACGTTGTGTCACATACACAAAATGCAGAGTAGTCTTTTTCTACACCTCTTGCAACGTCAACGGTAACAACATATGTGTGATCTTCTTTTGGTTCTTCATAGATATCCAATCCTGCATTTCTCTTGATTGGATCATCATAAACAAGAGACTTTAATTTCGCTGCGGTAATCAAAGTATCAATAGATCCTAAGAACTCGCACTCAAACTCAATTTTGAACTGTTGTTCTGATGTGTTCTTAATTGTTTGTTCTTTCCACTCCAAATCCCTACCAGGGACTTCGGACCAGTGAACATCAGTTGGAATATAATCGTTCTTACTCTTTTCCGCATCATGCCACATACGGTAGAAGTGATTCATACCGTGTGGGGTGGATACGATGATTACTTTGGTGTTTTTACCAGAAGTAATAGTAGGATAAACAGAGGCAAAGAAGTCATCAGCAACGTGATTTGGGACGAACGCGAACTCGTCGAGAAAGAGGACGTTGAATGACATACCTCGGACAGCACTTGCAGACGTAGAAGCTGCCAATATCTTACTGCCATTTTCCAACTCCATCGATCCTTTGTTCCAGGCTATAATACCCTGTTGCATCCATTTAGGTAAGTTCTCGTATGCAGTTTGTAACCTTCCGAGAAGTTCTCTTGCGGTTGCCGCCTTGTTTGCGAGAATACCAATGTTGACACTATCGTTGAAAACTGCATAGTGCAAAAGATAAGACACCACGGTGGTAGACTTACCCGTCTGTCGTGGCATCTTACAGATATTAAATCGATTCTCATGAAATCGATTAATCAGTTTCTCTTGGAAATGATATGGATGGAATTGTGTTAAACCTTCGTCTAGTGAAACAATCTTGATATAATTGTTTGCAAAATAAACAGGATCTTCTTTACACTTGAGGAACTCAATAACCTGTTCCTCTGTAAATTCAATCGGCGTATTCGCTTTTTTTAGATTAGGATTACCA